ATGCGTTGCCAGCAGTTGCGACATACGTGCTTGTCGCCGCACCTTGGTTGGCGGTCGAATTGAAAGCATTTGTCACAAGCGCACTCTTCAATGTCATGCCCAAGGGGGTAGACAGATTGACGGCAGAGATGGTGGTCCCGTTGACGGCAACGGTCACCTGGATCTCTTGGCCCACTGCAAGGCCAGAAATGGCAAGAACGTTGGTCGCGGCAGCAGCCAACACAATGTTGCCCGTCGCGAGGGGGGCCGCTCCGAACGGCGTCGCATTGGCGACTGATCCCCCTGCGGCAATGAGCACCCCGTTGCCCTGGTTGACAGCATCGAGGACGGGAATGCGCAATCGCAGCGCATATTCCACATGAAGCTCACCCACGACTGTATTCGCCGTGGTGCCTTGGCAAGCGACGTTAAGGACGCCGATGTCGAAGGTCTTAAGATCCGTGTTCGCGGGCTGAGGCCCCGGGCGAACAAAGAAAGCGTCCCTCAACTTGTTGAGGATGGAACGCGGGATGCGCAAACGCTGATTGCGGCAAGGCATATCGTCAGCGTGAGGATCGGTGTCCTCCATCTGTTGCTTGGTCGTCGGTGGCGGGTCAGTCGCATCAGAATCGAAGGACATGATCACCTTGCCAGTTTGGCCAGTGGTAGCAAACTCAGAGACTTCGCGCTTGTACACGAAAGTGATGAACTCAAACTCATATTTCTCGAAGTTCTTGGCGATGCTGGACAACCAGGGAAAGGTTCCAGCTTGCCCGGGGTTCACAGGGAAAGACTGGAGGGAGAAGTTCGGTTCGGCAGTCGGGATAATGTCTGCGATGTATTCGCTCTCCCAAACAGGCATACTCGCTTTGTTCCCATAACCAGAACGACCGCGCGAGGAACCCTTCGCGGTGAGCATATCTCCTCGGGTCGTGAGTGCTCGTCCGTCGCGCTGTGCTCGTCGGTTTCTCTGCCTGCGCTTCTGTCCGGCGGACTTCTGCTTCTTCTGAGGCGGCCCAGATGTCTCGCCAGCAGGAGCAGGAGCCCTAGCACGCTTGCCACGATTGCGGCGGCCAGGTGCATTAGGTTGATTCGTGTTGTTCATCGTTTCAGATAAACCGTAGAAAAGGATTTTCGGATACGCCGGTGCGACCGGAACAGCAGGCAAGAGGTTGAATCCCGCTCGCCTAGTGCATTGTTTAGGCACAACGCACAAAGCCGCCCGAGGGCACTCAAGTCGGCTTCGCCGTCGCCTTAGGGGGCGCGGCGTCGAACTTGGCCTTCGCTTTCATAGCACACTCAGGGCACCGAAAAGGCTGCCCGCTCTCCAGTTTTGCACGCTGGGGCCTGCTGAGGGTTGCAGCGAACTTGGTCTTGGCACAGTCACGGCATTGGCCAGAAGCCATACTCGTATCTACCGAAGAAATGCCCGCAGGTGCAGTAACATTATTATCGTTGACGAGATTGGCCTGTGCCTTTGCGGAATTATCCACGGCATCACGAAGCTCAACACGCTCATCAGGGGCGAGCTTGACTTGGGTGAAGGGGACGAAAGGATTTCCAACATGGCTGTGGGGCACATCGGGTACCATCTCCGGCGGTGCGGTTATCGGCACTGGCTTAAAGCAAACCGGAGGCTGAAGCAACAACTTAGGATCAAACAGGCATGAGTCCAAATGGCCTTCCATGACGTCGGGCGTCATGTTGGGACAACGAGCCGACCAGAATGCTTCCATCCAGCCGTTAACGTTCTCATTCGGAAACTGGACACTCCTGGGCAATTCGGCATAATAACCTGCCAGCTCAGGAATGACTCCGTCGGGTTTGCCATAATAACGCATGACAGCACAGGCATATGGTCCGATTACGGGGCTGTTAGCGTCTGACAACTTCAATCCGAGGCAGCGTTGAACGAGCTTGTCCTCGGGACGGAGATTTTGCGCAGTAAGGCGCGGTGCTACGTGGATCTTGGAGCAAATCCTCGGCACGTCACACGTCGACGATGGGTCGCCGTGCCAGACGTACGGGCCGAAGAAGCGGGACACGAAGTTGACACCAGGCTCGCCAAACTTCTTTTGCTCCACCTCAAGGACGAGACCGAGTGCTGCTCCAGTCTCTACGAGGTGTTCCGTCCCAATTGCCTTGCTCAGGCTATCATCTCCCATGTTGATTCCAATGCGCCTAAGCGCTTCTTCAACCGTTCGGAGACCACCGCAACTGGGCTCAGTGCGGGCTGCAACGTAGTCTTTGGCCGCGTTCCAAATCGTGTTGCCGACAGTCGTATCAGCGAATCCCGAGCCGCGGCCACACAGCTGCTCGTACACGATGCCACCGAAGACCACCGGGCAAAGGT